ATAACACGAGCTTATGGCTACTTAAAGGTGTTCAGAGATAGCATGATCGAACGGAAAGACTGATATCTCTAGCTTATCCAAAGCTTCTGGAAGCCTTCTGCGTGCGGTAGCCCTTCTTCATGCCGACGACCATATTTATCCCCGATAGGGATAAGCCCTGGCCTGCTGCGGCGCCCAGAGAGGCGTCGTAGACCTCGTTGATGGTGACCTGGAAGGCTTCGCACTTCTGCTTCTCGGGGAACACCCGGGCTTCGAAGACGTTGCCGGGACCTCCGCCCCAGCTGCCACCTGATCCCCACTGCGCTTCTCCGCCCCACGAGGGCGAGAAGTTGTCTGGGGTCACCAGGGTAGCCTGCGAGGGCGAGGAGTTGTAGTCGTACGCCATCTGGACGTTGAGCTTAAAAGGCGTAAAGTAAGTTCCTAGCAGGAACATGAAGTAGAACCGCTCGAAGCCTTGCAGGCCCGCTACGTTGATCCACGACGTCACCAGGGACATCAGGACAGGCGTGGAGTTGTCGACGTACGTTCCTTGCGTCTCCTGCAGCACCTGGCCGGCAGAGTTGAGGTACGTGTGGACGCCTCGATACAACGTGGACGATACGGCCAAGATGTTGGTGTGAGTTCCCCACTGGTTGAAGTAGTAGTCGTACATCAGAGTCTGGTTGTTGTCGAGGATGAACCTTACCTGGTTAGTGCCGGGGATGGTCTGAGCGCCGACGACTACCTGAGTGTTGTAGGCTTCGACGGGGGCGCCTATGTAGCTCGTCGACAGGTCTCGGCCCAGGAGCCATATACCCTTGTCAGACTGGAACATCAGCCCGTTAGGCATCAAGACGATGCTGTTAGGGTTGGCGCACCCTACAGCAGCGGTGATGAACACCGCGTCGGAGAACGTGCTGTTGGCTCCTGTGTTGTCAGGGCCGGAGCCGTTGATGTAGTATATGGCGTCCTTCTTGAATATGATCAGCTTGTCGTCCATCGCCGACAGCGCGGTCATAGGCCCTGTCGACCCTTGCGCACCGGTAGTCGGAGCGACGTATATGGTCAGCAGGTCTGAGAACTCTACAGGAACTGACTCGATCACCTGCTTCGAGAACCACAGGAGGTTGCGGTCTTCAGCGTCTATCAGGAACAGCCTGTTGTTGAACAGCGCCGAGGCTACGGACGCAGGCGGAGCGATGTCTTCTACGACACCGCCGGTCGTGTACAGGATGACGTTGCCTAGGATAGCTGCGTCTGAGTTGCCGTCGTGTATCGTGACGCTGTCGATGGTAACATTGTTGATCACAGGGGTAGTCAAGCTGGTGAACTGGTAGTATATCTGTTGCGCTGTGCTCCATCTGTAGCCGACTATCCTCACGGGGTTAGGAGCCAGCTTGTAGGTCATCCTCAGAGTAGGAACGTCTAGGTCGACGCTGCTGATAGGCCCTGCCACCGTTATCGTCTCTGCTGCTCCGCTGTCGCCTGTAGCTGGTGCGCTTATAGTTAAAGAGCCGGTTCCAGGATCTAAGCTGGTTATGTAGGCCCCTACAGGTATGAACGTTCCGCTTATCTTCTGCCCGACTTGTAGCCCGGTAAAACTACTCACCAGTGTTATAGTCTCGGTCAGGTTGTGAGTTTCTCCCATGAAGCTGGCCGGGGGCGTCTCAACGGTCAGCGATACAGGCACGCTAGGGGCCGACCTGTGGAGGTTGCCTTGGTTGTCCGTCCACTCGTAAGTGAACTGCCAGAAGTACGTGACTCCCGCCACAAGCCCGCCAACCGTCGGCGATGCGAACACGCCTACGTCGCCGGGCCACACCTGGAAGTCGAACTCCACAGGTCTGACGCCGTCGTACTCCCACAGTTGACCGCCAGTAAGATGGAGCGCTCCTGCTATCTCTGAGCTGTACTGAACCAGGGACAGCGAGAACATGGCTAGGTTGACGCCTTTCTGCGTATATATGGCACTCGTAGGCGTTCCTGACGGGAGGTTGGTACCCTTGTTGGTCGAGGCGAGGAAGTCTGTCACCAGGTAGGGCACGTACATCGTGTCGTTCAGTATAGAGACGGTTGGGAGGACCTGCGACGCTGCATACCCACCTCCGTTGGCATATGCCAGTCGCATGTAAAGCTTACCGGTGTTGTCCATCAGGAAGTAAGTCGGCTGGTTGGTGTCGCTGTAGGTCACGAGGACGTACTGCATGCCGTTGGGTGCGAAGAACGGCTTCGACGCCAGCCCGACAGACCGCAGGATAGTAGTAGGACCTACGATCCCGAAACCTGCTGTCATCGTGTAGTAGTTGACGAAGTCGGTCTTCTCGTTAGGAGCGTACGTGTACGTGTTCAGGACCTCGTAGTAGACGCTCAGAGTACCGGCGGTCGCTACGCTGGTTAGCTCTTCTATCGTCTGCCCTATCGTGCTGACCGTGTTCGTAGATGTAGACAGTTGGTTGAGGTGTGAGTCAAACAGGAGGGACTGGATCTGTCCCGCTCCGGACTGCCAGAACGTGAGCCATACCTGCTGCATGGTCGCGTCGCCCGTGATAGACAGCAAGTTAGCGGTTACCGCAGGCACAGTGAACTGTGTATCGACAACGAGAGTAGACGACAGGTAGTTCAGTTGGACTGTGGTTCCAGCGCCGTTCCAGCCTAGGTACAAGTTGTTGTTCATGACGAAGCCGTCGTAGGCTGCCGTCAGACTACTAGGAGTAGCTCCTGTGATGTCTGCGGGTGCTCTAGGCGCCGTGGGAGTGCTGTAGGGTATGGCAACGTACTGGAGGTGGGTTGTCCCACCGACCGTCACCATAAACGTTATGACGTAGAACTGACCCAAGAGAAACACCCTGGGGTTAGTCGCTGTCGACGGTAGCGCTGTCCTGGGCACTATCTGCTGCCCGGTGACACTGTCGGAGATCTGGTAGTACGCCACGGCGTTGTCTACGTACACCAGGCAGATCAGTCCTGTAGGCGCCAGAGCAGTGTCTGGACTGGACTGGCTCGTGCTCACGCGGACCAGCGGTAGGACGCTCAACTGAACCGGCTGGACGTTTCCCTGGTTAAGCCCCTGGTTAGTGTCCTCGCTGAAGGCGTAGAGGTTGGTGCCGGTCGCGATCAGGTTGTCGTTCAAGGTCGTAAGCGTCTCAAAGCCGTTGCGCTTGGTAAGTCTACCGGTAGACGTAAACACCGAGTTAACTAGCGAGAAAAATTTGCCTATCTGTATCTGATAGGGGTCCGTCTTCGTGTCGATGCCCTGTCCGAAGTTTATACTCACCGGTTGCTTCTGGAGCATCTAGATCTCGTACGCTACGAGCGTGTACTGAAGGACCTGTATAGTGCCACTACCGACGCTCCACGACGCGTTGACGCTGTACGTATGTACTCCCGCTCCAGGAGTGTCGATAGCGACCATGAACAGCGGCGTCTTGGAGTTGTTAACCCCAGGGTACTGTGTAGACGTTGTAGCCACGATCACCGAGCCGTCTCTGACGATGGAAATGTTCGCCTGCGTCGAGCCGTTGTTTACGGTTAGGTAAGAAGGCAAGCTACCGTTGCCGTCAGGAACCACCATGAGCATCACTGGGGTGCCTTGAAACGTGTTCGACACCGACAGGTTAGTCACGGGGGTAGGTACAGACGAACTCGTAGCAAACGTTCCTGACGAAGCGCTGCGCGAGTACGCGTTAGACGCTAGCTTAGACCGAGTCACTGCGTTGTTCTGGATGTTGGCTGTGGCCACTGCGTTGGCCGCTAGCTGAGCCGTCCCTATGCCGCCTGGAGTCACCTGGAGTACTTGTCCGGGCATCTCTATAGTCGTCCCGTCTACGGTTACGTTGGCAGACATCACGCCAGCCGAGGTCATTGACATGATGTTGGTTGACCCTGGAAGCGTAGGCAGCGTTATGGAGTAGTTAGAGCCCAGGGCAGCGGGCGGTTGTAGCGTCAAGGCGTTGGTGCTGTTAGGTGTTATGTTGCGCAGGAGGACAGAGGCGGCGTCTAGGTTGGCCGCAGTGCTACCGGCAGACTGCCACACGAAGGTCTTGTTTGCGACGACGTACGACGCCGAGGCAGGCGAGACTAGCCCGCTGATGCTACCTGGAGTACCTACGATGCCAGCGGTGTTCGTTATCTGGATAGGGTTACCGGTGTTAAGGTCTGTGTAGAACAGGAAGCCGCTGGCGTTCGAGTACACCGTGCCGTTCGCTGGCGTGACGGACTGCGCTTGTAGTGTCGCTCCGGCCAGCGCCGTGGCGAAGTTGCCGTTGAACGTCAACGCGGTGTTGATGTTTAGACCAGCAGGGGTGATCTGGACGCCTGATCCTGCTGAGTGGTTGTGCTGGTCTACGATGGCGAGGCAACTGTTGACGTCTGTTGCATACTGCGGCCCCGGCTCTGTTCCTACGACGGGCACCGGGAGAGTCATGTTCGGGCTGTTGATGAAGGCCATCAGAATACTCCTAGATCAACAGAAGCAGGAGCCGAGGCCACCAGTACTAAGGTTAGCCCCGGCGTCTGGTTCGTGTCCTGCTGGTCGTAGATCGTCACCGAAGCTCGGACTCGCGTCGTGAACCAGCCTTGGAGTGGTCGGCCCAGCTTGTGGTTTATAGTGTTGGTTCCGGTTGTCAATAACACGTTCTTTAGAAATATAGGTTTAGAAAGTGGGTTATCAATCACCGGGTTTATCTGGGAGGCCCATTGATTCTGCATGAGATCTAGAGTAAGCTTCTGCGGTAGCATCAGTTGACACCAAGAGCGGTATAACTATTTGAAATTGTTCTAAAATCCACCTGTAGAACCTCCCCAAGCCCCGTCCATCCCGTTGCCCCAGTACCCGTTATTCGCCCTGGTGTTGGAGATCTTGTCTGGTATACCGGCGTCTCTGTTGGCTGCCGTTTCTTCTATCCTTCCCTTCAGGAAGATAAGCTCTTGGTCTAACTTCGTTGTGTCAGACTCTTCCTTGTCCAGCGCGTACTTGGCCGCACGTACGATGACGTACTCTATCCAGCCTGAGATACCGGTGCTGGTCGTGTCGGTGTCCTGGAGCAGCTGCGTAAGCCTCGGGATGTACCACAGCCTGATGCCCTGCCCTGCTGACGGCGTAGGGATGAACATGATCTGGTTGTTACCTAGTAGCCTGTACTGGAGGTTGAACACACCATAGATCGTGCCTGCCGTGTTGGGGTAGACGAAACGGTTACGCTCGATGAAGTTGAACTTGTTCACCGTAGCGTACCCGTTGATCGTGTTCTGGATGGCCACGTCTACGCCCAATAGCTTGTAGAACGGCGGCGGAGTCACCGTATGCGCGATGTTCAGGGCGTTCAGGAAGGTGTTAGAGC